GCGGCACACGTGACGAGTACAGGTATGATTCGGTTCGCTCTGGCGTGAGCTAGTGGCAAGGATTGAATCTTTAGAAGGCAAAAAAATAGCTTTAGTCGGACTTGGTATATCTCAAGTAGATTTTGCAATAGGTTTGCAAAACGGTAGGCAGTGGGACGAAGTGTGGTGCATCAACTCAGCAGCGTCTACATACCCAGCAGACCGTATATTTATGTTAGATCCAGCAAGCAGATTTTTTGATAGTAATGACGCAGGCAAACAAACCTCAGTTATGTGTAGGGTGTTAGAGCAAACAGAAACACCAGTTTATACATGTGAGTTAGATCCTAGAATTAGAAACCCAGTGCTTTACCCAATAGAAGAGGTATGCAATGAAACAAAATGTGCATACTTAAACAATACAGTTGCTTATGCGATTGCTTTTGCGTTATTCAACAAAGTAGGCAGACTTGATCTTTTTGGCATAGATTTTTCATATAAAGAAAACATGCACTTTGCCGAGGCAGGTAGAGCTTGCGTTGAGTTTTGGATCAGTAAATGTATGAGTGAAGATATACTAATTGGTATTAGTGGCAGATCTACCGTTTTGGATAGCAATGTGCCTGCTACTGAAAAATTGTATGGTTTTCATAGATTAGATAAACCTTTAGTAGCGGTTCCGCATGAGGGTAGGTTTATTATTGGCCCCTATCAAGAAATAAACCAGCAATTAGAACAATATGGTTTAAAAATAGATGAGGACGTGGTTCCGCCAGAACCATATAAAGGATGAGTGTTGAAAGCGATTTTGTTTTAGGCAAAGTTGGTGTCACAACTACAGATGGTAAAGGACATGATGCTGAGTTCTGGGCGGCTCAAGCAACAAAGAAAATATGTGACATATCAGACAATGCACCAGAGCATGTCAAACAACAGGCTTTGGCTTTCCAAAATCAAGTTTATACTGTAATCTTATATACTATAAAAAATGCAATAAAGTCACAGAATACGACTTATGCAAATTTATTAGAAAAACAAGGCCACAGCGACATGGCTAAAATATTGAAGGAGCTATAATGGCAATTACATCGGCAATTTGTACGAGTTTTAAACAAGAGTTACTCGTAGGCACTCATAATTTTACAGCTACTAGCGGTAACTCATTTAAGCTGGCTTTGTATACAAGCTCTGCTACTTTGGGAGCTGGCACAACGGCATTTACAACTACAGGTCAAGCATCTGGCACTAACTACACTTCGGGTGGGTCGGCATTAACTAATGTTACGCCTACAACATCGGGGACTACTGCTTTTTGTGATTTTGCAGACTTAACATTTAGTAATGCTACGGTAACTGCTAGAGGTTGTCTTATTTATAATGATACAAACTCTGACAAAGCGGTTTGTGCTATTGATTTTGGTGGGGATAAAACTTCTACAGCTGGCGATTTTACAATCGTTTTTCCTAGCGCTACAGCGACAGGCGCAATAATTAGGTTAGCATAGATGTCGCACCATGCCGCTATCAAAGTTAAATTTTAAGCCTGGAATAAACAAAGAAGAAACCGATTACTCTAACGAAGGTGGTTGGGTAGACGGTGATAAAATACGTTTTAGAAAGGGTCGTGTAGAAAAAATTGGTGGTTGGGAGAAACTGTCCTCTGATACTTTAATCGGTTCGGCAAGAGCTTTACACTCTTGGATTTCTTTAGCAGGTAATAAATATCTAGGTATTGGCACGACTAATAAATATTATATTGAAGAGGGTGGCACCTATAACGATATAACACCAGTGCGTAAAACTAGCACTAACTCAATCACTTTTGCCGCTACGGATGGCTCATCAACTTTAACTGTAACTGATAGCTCACATGGAGCAGTAAACGGAGATTTTGTAACTTTTTCAAGCGCTGTAAGTTTAGGTGGTAATGTCACCGCAACAGTGCTTAATCAAGAGTATCAAATTGATTTAGTAACAGGCACAAACACTTATCAAATAACTGCTAAAGATACTAGCGGTGCAACAGTTACAGCAAACTCAAGTGACTCAGGTAATGGTGGTTCTGGAACAGATGGCGTATATTTAGCCAACTCTGGACTAGATGTATATGTGCCTTCAACTGGTTGGGGTGTTGGAACTTGGGGTGCTGGTGCTTGGGGTTCCTCTACAGCTTTATCAGACGTCAATCAGTTGCGTTTGTGGACACACGACAATTTTGGAGAAGATTTAATTATAAATCCCAGAGCTGGAGGCATATTTAGATGGGTAGAGAACAACGGTTTAACCACCAGAGCAGTGGAATTGGCAACTACAAGCGGTGCTAATTTAGTACCAACTAAGGCGCTACAAGTCATTACATCTGAAACCGACAGGCACCTCATTGTGTTAGGAGCAGATCCTATTAGCAGTGGATCAAGAACTGGCACGTTAGATCCAATGTTGATAGCATTTAGCGATCAAGAAAACCCTTTAGAGTTTGAGCCGCTATCAACAAATACAGCTGGATCACTACGACTATCTTCTGGTTCTTCTATTGTAGGCGGCATTAAAGCTAGACAGGAGGTGCTTATTTTTACAGATACTTCTTTATACTCTATGAATTTTATTGGTCCACCACTTACTTTTGCACTAAATTTAATTAATGAGGGAGCTGGATTGATCGGCCCAAAAGCAGTAACAAACTCACCAAGAGGTGTGTTTTATATGTCGAAAAAAGGTTTTTACTTTTATAACGGCTCAGTGCAAAAAATTCCATGTAGTGTGCAAGATCATGTGTTTTCTGATTTGGATGAAACACAAGCCTTTAAATGCTTTGCAGGTTTAAATGAGGAGTTTTCAGAGGTATGGTTTTTTTATCCATCAATTACAGATAATGAAACAGAAATATCAAGATATGTTATTTATAACTATGAAGAAAACTCTTGGAGCATAGGCACGCTAGAGCGTTATAGTTGGCTGGCAGCAGGAGTTTTAGATAAACCCTTGGCTGCTGGTGAAGAAAGCACCACAAAACGCATATATGAACATGAAAAAGGTTTTAACGATGATGAGAGTGCCATGGACGGTGTTTTCGTAGAATCAGCTGATATTGACATATCAGATGGCGATAGGTTTGTGTTTCTTAAACGCATATTGCCAGATATATTGTTTGTAAACGAAGCTGGCACTAGCCAAAACCCAGCTATAAACGTGGTTGTAAAAAGACGTGATTTTAACAATCAAACACTCTCAACAGACTCTACAACACAAATCACTTCTAGTTCAACTTTTGGCTCATTAAGGTCTAGAGCCAGACAGTTTGTGTTACGATTTGAATCAGACGACGATAACACTGATTCAGACAGAAAAAATTACAAGTGGAGGCTTGGTAGTACGAGAGTTGATGTTCAACCATCCGGGCGTAGGTAATGAGCAAGTTACTGCCCACACAGTTACCTCAAGCGCAAGGTGATACAGTTTCAGCTGATACATTTAACAGACTTGTAAGAATATTAGAAATAAACTTAGGATCAGTCGACCCAGATAGCATAAAATCGTTTAACTCCACAGACATAAGCGAGTTGCAATTTGCTACAGGTGCTATTATATTTAACTCAACGACAGAGGTTCACCAAGCCTTTGATGGCACACAGTTTAGAAACCTGTATGAACATCAAACTTATCCAACTGGTGTCTCTGCAACAATAAGTATAGGAGCTGTAACAGTAAGTACACCATGATAAGTAAAAAATTACTAAAGAGGATTGATAGTTTAACTGGTGGAAGGGTAAATACAGGTTTTGAAGTGTCACCACCACCAATGACACCAGAAGAACAAGCGATGGCAAAAAGAATGTCTGAACAGTTTTACGTTGAGCCAGAAGGTGGTTTTACTAACATGCTTGATGATCCTGGTTTTAGTGTTAGTCCAGAATCGATGATGTTGCCAGAAACCATGCAACCAACTACACCAGGCACTATGCAAGACACCAATCAAGTTATAGATGTTTTGCAAGAGGCAGTACAAAAAGAAACAGACCCCGAAACCAAAGAAGAATTACAAAGACGCTTGAATCAATATCTACAATCTATGACAGCTCCCGCCTCACCTATGGCGCAAGAAGTAAAAGCACTAGGTATGGGTGACGACACTGAGTTAGCACACGTTAGACCAGGCGAGGTAATCTTGCCGCCAGAATTTTTTAGCGACACCAAGTTTGAAAGCATGGTCGAAAATAAATTTAAACAGGCTGGGATCGATCCAGAGCAAGCTGTTGTAGGATCTGGTATTGCAAGCCTTAACGAAATTACAGGTTTACCACAATATGGTTTCTTCAAAAAAATAGGTAAAAAACTTAAAAAAGTTGTAAAAAAAGTAGCGCCAGTAGCTTTATTAGCAACGGGCGTAGCTGGTTTTGCTGGTGCTGGACCTTTGGGTGGTTTTTTAGGAAAAGGCGCGGCAAAAGCCACAACAGGCAAAATATTTGGCGCTGGTGGTAAATTTAGAACTGGTTTGGGCGCTTTCTTTAACCCTGCTAAAGGAACGCCTGGTATTTTTGGTGGCAAAATTGGCCCAGGTATTAGAAGAGGCATTGGCGGCTTATTTGGTGGACGACAAGAGGCACCAAATATTGATGCTTTGGCCTCTGACCCCCAATACAAAACAAGAATAGCTAGATTACGTTCTGAGGGTTTGTCAGATCAACAAATATTACAAGAATTAGGTATGGCTCAAGACCCAACAGGTATTTTTGGTGGCACTTTAGGGCCAAGACTTAGAGAAAGGTTTTTAGGCACTGGAGACCAACCAGGTGTAATAGGTAACATTTTGGGTGGCGGTCAACAAGAAGGTGGCGGAGGTCTATTTGGCGGTGGTTTTGGAGACGCGCTGAAAATGGGCGGGATAGGAGCTTTAGCTGCTGGTTTAGGTAAGTTAGCTTACGAAGATGCACAAAAACAAAAAGGAGTGCCTTTAACACCTCTTACAACCATGAGTCCAACAGGTAGATACAACATAGAGGCAGAGATAGCCAGAAGAATGGGACAGCCTGCTCCAAACCCTGTAGAGTTTGGTTTACTACCAGCTGGCACAATACCAGAGCTATCTGGAGGTAAGCCTAGAGGTATGATGTATGGTGGCGGGGTTGAAGATCTTACTGGTGGTATGGTGCGTGGTTTAGCAAATGGTGGCGGAGTTATGGCTTTTGCACAAGGCGGAGCCGTACAAATGCAAGAGGGTGGTGAAATGGACCCAAGTCAATTTCCTAGAATGGACGGTGACATAAATGGGCCGGGCACAGAAACCAGCGATGATATACCGGCTATGTTGAGCGATGGTGAGTTTGTTATGACAGGAAGAGCTGTAAGAGGCGCTGGATCATACGAAATGCAGGCAGACCCCAACGGTATCATTAGTCTTATGCCTACCTTACAAGAGGACAGAGAGCGAGGTATGGATCTTATGTATAAAATGATGGATACGTTTGCAAACAAAGCTAAGGCACCATAATGAGCATACTTAGAGATAGATTGATGATGCGTAGGATACCTATGATGGAGCGAGAGCCTATCGATACTATCATATCAACACCTACACCAAGACGACGTGTGCCTTTACCTATTATGCCACCTGCACCAAGACGACCTATGCCGTTGCCAATATTTCCACCTGTGTTGCCATTGCAACCACCAGTGCAACCACCATCAATAGGCGGTATAGGGGGTATTAACCAGGATGTAAGACCTTTGGAAAAACCAATCATTCCACCCAAGCGTGATGATTTCATTTCTATAAACCGTCTTAATTCTGATGATTTAAAACTTGGTTTAAGAGCAGTACCTGGAGTAGGCTCAAATAACTTTGGTGGAACTCCTTTAGGCCAACAACCAATAGTAATGGATTCTGGGCCTCAAACGACTGGAATGCGTACTCTAAAAGATACTAGAGATTACGCAAATATGACAGATGATGAGATAAGAAAAATTATGGGTCCAAATCCTACTGTGCCTGGCAGAAGTCCGAAACCAATAAGCCAAGAACAAATAGATGAATTTAGATTTGATAAGTTAAACCCTGGTATGTTGTTTGAGATGATTCAGAATAGAGATATATCTCCAGATGATTATGATGACCCCTTAGCAAAAAAAATAGCTACAAGACTGCAAGAATCAGAGCGTAAAAGACGTGAGTTTTTTGAATTT